CTAACTCTTGGAATACATTGGGCTCTAATGTGACTAACTATATGTCAGATAAAATACCGGTAGGCGTAACCTTAAACGTTTTGCCTCCAGCCTATGTCCCGGTTTATTTAACCGCAACTATTGCAATTAATTCCACCTATCGCCAAAACGTGGTTAAACTTGCAATTTTTAAAGCCATGCTGGACTCTACTGTAGGTTTGTTTGCTTATACCAATAACGTGTTTGGTCGATCAGTATCTCTTTCGTCAATCATCTCAGTTATGGCTCAAGTAGATGGGGTAGCCTCAGTGAACATAACACAATGTAACGTAGACGGAACATCTAGTGCAAACTCTTTGGTACTAAGCCCAAATCAGATCCCCTACCTATTAGCAGCCAACCTATCAATAACTATTACCGGCGGAATTAACCTCTAGGAGAAAAAATGACAGCCACATTCCCATCATCCGTACGTCAATTTACCGCCAAGGTAGATATTCAGGATACAATCCTGGCAGACCACGTAAACTCACTTCAAGATGAGGTAAGAGCAGTAGAAACCACAATTGGTACTACACCTTTAACGTCAGTCTACACAGGCACATTTTCTCAAGGATCAACTTGGACAAGCTTAAGTGCTCGTCTTCAAAACATTGAGGTAGGTCTTGTAAACGGAACTGGATCTAGCGGGGCATATGCTTCTCTTTCTGGAGGATCTACAATTACCGCTGCGGGGCAAGCAACAGGGCTAACATTACAACCTGCTTCAGGAAACGCAAGCAACCTCTTTACTACAAAAAGTAGCGGTGGAACTACAGGATTTATTGTAGACTCTACTGGTACGCCTAAAGTTGGAACCTATAACGTTCTATACGTAAATAGCACTGATTATACAACTCTTACCGCAAACATTGCATCAGCAGCAACTGCTGCTGCTGCCGCACAAACTACAGCAAACTCTATCCCAAATATCAACCCCTTCTTACTATCAGGAATGTAATATTTAAAGATGGCAAAATATAGCGCTGGCGTATATGGAATATCCAAATACGGCGAAAGACAAGTAAGCTATACCTACTACGCGTCTAGTATTAGGTCGCTTTCGTTTGCCTTTGGAACGGTTTCTTTATACTGGAACTCTATTACCGCTGACCCTAATGATCCAGCCCCAACTCATTGGCGCCTTATTAAAAGCTATTCTGGAACCCCAGACAACCCATATGACGGGCAACTATTAGACGGGGGCGTCTTTAGCGCGTTCAGAAACACTTATGTAGACTTTGCTGCAGGAGACGCTAATGCTCAAGCAAACTATTCTATATGGTTATTTAATGGCCTAAAATGGATTTATTGCGGAGATGTAAATGCAATTGTAGTAGCAACCACTAATACTTTTGATCTAGTCTCTAAATGGATACCGCGTGCATGGCTTAACTCTATAGATGGTTTGGGCGAAACTCTTGGAGAATACGACGCTACAGACCTTACAAAAACTTTGTCTGCATATACATTTGAGTACGACAAGTTTGGCGCAGAACTAGACATTTTGCAGAGAAGCTCATCACAAAACACTGTACACAATAGCTTACTCTTGCCACAAATGGATCAGCTTGGCTTAAACTATGAGCCAGCTCTAGGAGATACCAATCACCGCGCTCTTTACAAAGCGGGAAATGTTATTAATGGTGTAAAAGGAACCGCTAAATCAGTAAACGCTTACGTTACCGGATTAACCCACCTAGGTAATCAGGTCACTACTGGGCATAACCATATGCTTGACTATAATGATTCTTCTTTTGAGGAATCAACAGGCCGTTGGTCCGCAGATAGTGGAACGTTTACGGCAAAAGCCTACGCCACATCCGCTGCCGATATTGGAATACCTTTATCCGCCCCAGTACCCCCATTGTATGACCATGTGTACCCATTTAGAGCAGTTGGTTATGGTGCTTGGGTAATCCCAACAGCTACGACAGCAAACTTAACTCTTCCAGGCACAGGATTAAGTGCAAGCCTTTATGGTATTCCTGTTACGCAAAATGTTAGATACCTATTTTCAGGATGGGTTAGAACTCTTTCTGGGTCTCCTACTATTAAAGTACAGATAAGTTGGTATGACAGTAACGGCGTATTTATAAGCACTAATACTCAAAGCACTGCGCAAACGATTACGACCTCTTGGGCCGAATTTACATCAAAATCAGATCTTGGACGTAATGGTCAGCTCTCTCCGTCTGGGGCAGTTTTTGCTTCTGTAAAGGTAACAGTGTCTACTTCGGGAAGCTCAACAATCCTTCTTGACCTATTCCAACTTGCTGAAGCTTCATTAAGCCTTGAATATGAGGATGCGCGACGAGTTCGCGTGTACCTTCAGGGAGAGCGCCAAAACCTACTTCCTAACCCTTCTTTTGAAGAGGGGTCTACAGGATGGATCTTTTCTCCAAATGGTTCCTTTGCTCAGGACCCTACCGTATATAGTACGGCCCTATTTTCTGGTCTATGCTTAGGAGAACTTACAGTTAATGGTCCAGGAAATGCGTGGATTAGTTCTGACTGGTTCCCTGTAAACCCTGGACAAAACTACACCTTCAGTGGTTACCTATCTAGCGAGTACGCTAATTTTGGTAGAGCAATTCCAAGAATTGAATTTTCTAACAGAGAATCTGTTGACCTACAAACTAGAGTTCTTTCAGATACTGATGGCCAATACTATGACAACACTGTTTACTATACAGACGGTACTTCAATTACCCTAGACCCTGCGGCTACAACCTATCCAATAACTGCTGCGTCTAAAAACTCTACGGGAACCGTAATTACATATACCTCTCCCGGACACAATCTTTCAGTAAATGAATCTGTAACAATCACCGGATTAACCCCGTCTGCGTATAATCTACAGGGAGCCATTGTTGCTAGCGTTCCAACTGCAAATACATTTACTGTTGTAAACGTTGCTACACCCACAAATTTTGTTACTTTATTTACTGGAGCACCTTTTACCCCAATAACCCAAGCTTTTGTTTCAGCAACAAATGGCTTAGCTACAGTAGTAGACCAATATCTTGCTGGTTTGCCTGCGCAGCATGTTGGGTATAAACAACCTTTTTCAGTTACAGCAATTGCCCCACAGTACACAAGAGATTCTGGTCAACCATTAGCAAAAGTAAGCATTTATTATCCAGATGCTTGGACAAATGCGGGAGTTAACGCAGCAAACTTTCCACCTACAGTTTGGCATGATGGCCTACAGTTCTTAGCTAGCTCAAGTACTCAGCCTTTCTTCTCAGGAGATGGTGCTCCAGTACCAACGGACCCTGTAAACAACTTCTTCTACAGCCCTAACGATACATTTTGGGAGACAAAAAATATTTACAATTTTGTAAGTAACCCATCATTTACTACAACTACTGGATGGACTGCTACGGGCGGAACACTTATAGCAGATACTTCTACAAATAACGTAGGTGGTGGACGTCAGGTTTTAGCTGATAATAACTATGGTGCAGCTACCTTTACGGATACATTTGGTCCTAGGTACGGAACTTCTATGGGCAAGGTTACTTACAACCCATTTAGCTCTACCGGAGCAACAATCACTACAACTGTTTACCTTCCCGCCCCTGCAATTGGTGGAGAAGACGTAATTGTATCTGCCTATATTCGTGGTGCTGAAGGCGTATATACAATTACAACTGTGTCTGGGGGAAGCACCCAGTCAAATATTTTAGAAGTAGTCCAGCATGACCAATACCAATGGATGAGAATTCACGCTATCCGTCAGCTGCTCCAGGGGGAAACATCATTTACCCTTTCTATTACTCTTACTCCTCCTGCTGGTTTTGCGTATACTCTGGCTCCTACAAGTCAGTTTTGGATTGACGGAGTTCAAGCTGAATACGGACGTATTGCAAATAAATACTTAGAGCCAACAGCATCTACTACAGGTATCCTACCTAACCCAGGAAATCCTGCAGTAAACATGTACGTTGCGCAACTACCCAGCTCAAATGCGGGAAAGAGTTCATACATATTTAACTATGGTGTAAAAATGTCTCGACTACAGAACTCTCTGTCATTGGTTATGCCTAATGGAAGTAGCTGGGCGGTAAAGCCTGGAACTCCTACTTTGGATTATCCAGATCTAGCCAACTCTTTAATACCTTCAGCGTCTTTTGAAAAAGATCTTGGAACCTGGTCACCGGTAAATTCAAAGCTACAGCGCGTAATCTCGGGAGGAACTCTTTCTGGAAACTATGTTACTCACGGAGCTGCGTATTGTTTAGTTACCACTGCAGGAAGCTCTGGCAACACGACATTTGGTATTACGACGGCACATATCCCAGTATTTGGCGGTAACGGGTACTACAACTCCGTAGCTATTCGCCCAGCTAATGCGAATTCCCTTGGACTTTATAAAGTAAGAATTAATTACTACAGCGCCGGTGGGGCCGCAATCCCGGTTTACTACGGGCTTGTAGGCGCTAACTACGTTTACTCTATTAGCACGGCAGTGTTTACAGGCGCATATTCAGACGTAACCAACACATATCGTGAGCAGGACGTCACGATTACCCATACTGACCGTTGGGCATTTGTGAACCTTGTTATGCCTGCCTATGCTACCCAGGGTGCTTCTTACGCTATTTTGACAGTAAGCTATGCACCTAGTACATTTAATGCTACTCAAGCCTTCCACCTAGATCGGGTGGTATTTAGACAATAGGAGTCCTATGACTATTCTTATGGTTTCTTCGTTAGCTATCGCAGCGATCTTGACCGCAGTAGAAAGCTTAGTCATCTCCCTCAATAAGTGGCGGGGCCTTGTCGCCCTTTTGCTAGCAATACCGGTTTGCTTCCTTATGGATTGTAGGCTACGATTTGTTCCCGTTTACGCATTAGCTATTACATTTCTCAGTTTGACAATGTCCCTGCTAGTAGAGCAAACTTTTACCGGCGTCTCGGTACGAGAGTTTCGCGGGCTCCCAGAGCGTATAGACAGAATGTAATTTAGAAAGAGGGCAGATGTTACCGTTACCAAAAGGGTTATCCCTTGAGGCCAGAGCTGTGTGGGAAATCCACTGCAGTGCTGGGCGAGTTGTGTCTGCCGCAGACATAAAAGATAGCGGCTTGGTTGAGGGTGTGGGAATAACTAAACTCAACACCGCAATGAAGCACCTCATTGACGAGGGACTGATCCGCAAAGAGGTAAGCCAAAACGAACTAGGCTACTTCTATACTCGCTGGCATTTTACGGATGCTGGCTTAGAACTCTACTATCGTTACATCGGCTACTCACCAACGTTTTCCGATATCAGATTACCCGATTCCGGTGATGCTGATACTAATATGGCTATTAATAGTAATAAGAGCTTAGAAGTACTACGTACTTCTAATCTCTACGCCGCCGCAGGCGCCGTCGAACCGAAAGGAAATAACATGGCTTGGGCTATGCTGGGCGAGGAACCCGAAAAGAAACCTAAAGGTCGCTACATCGACGAAGAAGTCACCGGTGCTGTAGGCAAGGTCGTAGATAAGACTGCCGCCAGAAAAGCTAAATACACTCGCACCAAGATTGATAAAGCCGGAAGCCATCGCAGCGATATCCCAGAGTCTGATTGGAAGACTAAACACATCGTCGCAGAATTCAACGCCCTTGTTAAAGAGCGTGGCATAGATGCACAGATGCAGCTCAACGGTGAGAAGCTTTCAATTTGGATGAACAAGATGGTTAAGGAAGGGGCAGAGTATTCGGCTTTACTAAAAGCAGTCCGAATGTTTACTGCAGATCCGCGCAACTTTCATGATGTGGGTAAGGGTGCGCCAATTTGGCGTCGCTTCCCTGCTTACTATCAAACTACTCAAGGAGTTGCATCTGCTAAGCCAGTAGAGTATCGTGACCCTGAATTCAATGAGGCACACGAACGTGCTAGAAAGTTATTAGCGGGGTCAGACGATGGGAATTAAAGTAAAAGTGCTATGCCAGTTTTGTTCTGAGTACTCAGAGGTAGAGCCAGAGGATGTCAACACAGGAGAGCGGTGTCAAAAATGTCGGGACTAAGTAATCGTCAGCAAAAGATTGAAGACCGTAAGAAAGAACGCTATGACTTTCTCCGTAACCGTCGAGTTGACCAGATAAAAGTCTTAGAGTTTAATTACGAGCAAGCAAAGGCAATCTATGAAGACTCCAAAGATAACGAGGAGATTCCAGAAGAGCACAAGAAGTTTATGGCTGAGGCCCTAGCAATGCGCGAGACAGAGATCAATGATCTTAAAAAGGAGTGGGATGTACAAGCTTGAGGAACAGCGCCCTACCGTACGTAATCAAATATTGCGTGCCGGGTTTCCGTCCAAGAGCATTGGCCTTGAGTTCTCTGATTTAGACAGCTCCGAGGAAAAAGAACTCCTCATGAGCTGGTGTGACCTAGTTCGCAACGGCAAAGTTATAAACCAGCCCGGAGAGTCTCGTAGCGGCCTTGGAGTCATGCTTTCTGGTGAACCAGGTCATGGCAAGACTACTCTGGCCTCTGTGGCCCTTCAGGAGCTGATTAGGACCCTTTCCTTAGATGTCTTTACACCCGCAACGTCGATGCCAATCCGTTTAGGGCGGTTTATGGACTATCCAAAGCTTCTTCGTATCCAGAAAGAGGCATTTCATGATGACGACCTTCAGGATGAGGTAAAGGCTTTTTACGGAGACTCTCCACGCAAAGAAGAGAATGTCCAGGTGTTTGCATTAGATGACCTAGGCAAGGAGTATAGAACTTCTACGGGGTGGGCGGAAAATCAATTTGACGCACTGCTTCGTTCGCGTTTTAATTCGGGTCTTCCAACAATCGTAACGACAAACGTGCCGTTAAAAGACTGGGGAAGTGTGTACGGTGAGTCAATGGGTAGCTTTGCCCATGAAGCTTTCATACCTTTAGTTATAGAATCGGACAAGGGGGATCGTCGTCGTGGCTAGAAAGTTAAGTGATAAAACTATGCTTGGTTGGAAAACCATCCAGTTCTTTGTGAGCTTGGATGAAATATGTGAGGTTCAGATCTCACATACCTCTGAGTTGCGCTGCACCTGCAAGGGATACGTTGGGCGTAAGAATTGTCGACACAGTAATTGGTGCCGTTCAAAACTTTCTAGGGGCGAATACCCTATTGAGATCACTAAAGACATATCAGAAGAGGACTTAAAAGCAGCCCGCGAATCAAACGAGGCTTTTAGAAGTATAGTTCTTAAATACGGAAAGCCCCTCCCACTTTAAAATGAGAGGGAATGACATCTCTAACGAGGTGCCTTCCCGAGTTATAGTTACTCTTGATTGCATTCTCGATCGCAAGCCTATTGTTAAGACTAGTCTTGGCGGCTTGTTAAAGCTTCCTACCGAAGAGGTAACCTACAACCGACAAGCCTTGGCATCTTTTTGGCGTTGGTCTCAAAATAATCCCTTCACTATGGAGTTAACTGGCTTTGGGTACACACGTCGGGAAATGAAAGAAGTACAAGAAGATTTAGACAACATGGGAACTAACCCATTTAATTATTACAGTGGTTACGCAACTATCTCAGATCTTGTTGGCGAATTGCCATATAGACCTGATGTGGTGTATGTTATAGACCTCCCAAGTAGAGGCATGCGCTGGGGATCAAAGTATCTAGAAATTGGGGGCAATAGTGGCAGCAGATAATGAGCTGAGACTCTTATCCCGAGCTATTAGAACTCGCGACATCAGTGCTCTTTTGGAGCGAGGTGTAGACGATAACTGGTTCTTTGTAGACAGCAACCAAGCTGTTTGGCGCTTTATAAAAGAACACTGGACTAAGTACCAGGAAGTTCCAACCGCCGTCACTGTCCTAGATAACTTCCCTACTTATAAGTTACTTGCAGTAGATGATTCTTTAGATTACTTACTAGATCAGCTTGTAGAGTTTAGGCGCCGCAATAAGTCTATTGAGGTTATTCAAAA